TCTTTAAACAAGCGGCCAATGTTCTGTCACAATCAGCATCAACTGTTGTTTTATCTGTTATCTGTGAAACATCCGTCAAGTCTTTTCCTAAAAACTGTCTGGTTGCACAAGCATATGCTTGAAGACTTTCCGCTAAGGCTGTAACCTCAGAACCAGCTCCAGAACCCATTGTTGGAGCTTCATTTACTTTCGATGGAATTGCAGGCATTTAATACTCCTTTGAGATAGTATTTATCTAATGATTTGAATGTCCTTTCCAGATGTCCAGACTTCCAACTCTGTTCTTACTCTGCCTTCAGATTTCAATGTCTCATAACGATTGGTGGCTTTGTTTTTCCACCATTGTACAATGTTCTCCAATTCAAACTTGTCGTAGTTTTCATCTTTGACTAATACGTCCGTTTTACCATTAACAACATCAATAAAGTTTTTAAAACCATAGTTGGATATATAGTAACGTTTCTGTTCTGTCAAAGACTTGGCATTATCTATCACTTGGTTGAATTTGTCAAGTTCTGGTGTACCCTTCAATGCACTTTTAACCAAAGAAATAATCTTCATGCTAATCTTTAGTTTCTTGCTTGATGCATCATCATCTACAATTTTACCCACACGTTCTTGTACATAATCACGTAGGTCTGCATATGGTTTTCCATGCATCATTGGTAAGAAGTCACTTTCTGTTTCACCTTTATGGCGAATGTAAGGCTTCATGCCATCATATTGTGAGGATGATTTGGTAGAACCATAAAGACTTGTTGTTTCAAAAAGACACAGGTTCATATTGTACTTCTTGTTGACAATCTCACGGACTGTATGAGAACAACAAATGGCCGCCAAAAGTTTGCCACCAAGATAATTATAACCAAAGGGTTGTGCAGGTACAATCACAAAACCCATCATTGCAGTATTGTTGAAGGCCTTACCACCTTCTGGTGTCTGTGTAAACACTTGTCCTAGCATTGCATTTCTAGGCTTGCAGTTGATTACAGGTGAACCTAAACGAATGAATCCTAAGAACTTACCTGTGTTCTTCTCTCTTACAGCCAAATGAATGCTACGACCAACAGGCCTGATATTGATATGAGATGAAGTGATGTTTAGTAATGATTCCCAAGTATCATTGGCAATAGTAGTGACTTCAATATCCATATCATTAGGACACATTGAAAAATCTGAGAAAAGGTCATCTTCCGGTGCAAAGAGAGGGTTTGAAGGCATCTCTGCAAGAGAAGCCAACTTTTGGTCCCGCATATATTCATCAATACGGTTGAAGTTACTGAAATAGTCTTCAAATACTTTGGCACAATGAATAGCCTCCTCTTTAGTTAAATTCATATTTTAAATCCATCAAATGATTTCTTATTTAGCTTGTTCGGTATTTGTACCGAACCAACATCAACCAATCCTTCTTGACCTGATTGTTCCACATCATACAGTTTCATCTTCGCTCTGTCAATACCAATCGTGAATCTTTTATAATATGTTGGATCATTATAACGATTCTTCAACTGCTTGACCATGATTTGTCCCATCTCTTCCAATTCTTCGGAAGTGATTAGAGCAAACATCAGGTCGGCGGTAGCGGGCAAACCAAAACTCTCACTTGTGTCTTCGAGTCCTGGATCGGAAGATGAAAAACCTGACCTTGTGGTCTGAGTTGCAGAAACAATTGGGACTCCGTACTCAACGGCAAGTCCTCGCAACTCTTCTGCAATTGACTTAACATAAGTGTATGAATTGACATTTGCTCCTGCCTTAATTCTAGAACTGCAACATATGTTAAGATAATCAACAAAAATAATATCAGGCCGAAAGCTCTTTTTAAGATAGAGTTCATTTAGTAAAGTCCTAAAGTGTGTTGTAGAAGCTGAAGCGGTAGGATATTCTTTGATGATTAGTTTGCCTGTCGTTTTAGCTTTCACTTTTTCGACCTTCTTATCATACATTTCCTTAGATAGACTCACCAAATCATCCAAAGATACATTCAATAGGTTTGCATCTATTCTTTCCGCAATACGTTCTTCAGCCATTTCCATAGTGATATAAAGAACGTTTCGACCCAACGACATAACTCCAGCGGCACAATGACACATAAAAAGTGACTTACCGACACCAGTACCAGCAAGAGCAATGTTAAGAGTTTTAGCAGGAAGACCACCTTTTGTAATCTTGTTAAAGAAATCCAAGTCGAATGGAATTCGCTCTTCATGTCTGTGGTAAAACTCATAACGCTCATCACTATTCTCCAAATAATCGTGGCCTACAGATGTATCAAAACTTATTGCCAAAGCGTCTGATAGTATCTTGGGAATCTGACCTTTCTCATGGGTTTTGTCTTTTCCTTCGAGTATAGAAATAGACCCCAATACTGCATTGTAGATAGCCTTTTCTTGTACAAAGGACTCCGTTTTGTCAACAAGCCATTGAATCTTGGATTCTTCTTGCTTAGTTGAAACAATCTCTTTAAGATACGATTCGGATTTCTCCACTTCGTCATTTGTGAGATTTCGTTTCTCTTTGATGGCCAATTCAATTGCTTCAATCGATGGTGGAGAATTGTAAGCGTTCGTAAATGTATTAATTTCATTGAATATTAATCTTTCGGTCCTATCTGTGAAATATTCATCCTTTAAAAACGGAAGAACCTTTCTTAGGTAATCCTCCGAGTAAATTAGGTTCCTCAATATCGTCTGTTCTATTTTCATCAATCATATCCTCATCTAGATTGGCAGTCATCAACTCTACCAATAAGTCGCCTGCATATTTTTTAAAGTCTGGATCTTTTTCCAGTTTTTTTGGCTTCATCAGAGGTGATTCTAACACATAAAAAGCAAATTGTAAACGGGTATGTTCAACTTCTTCCTTAAAAGATACCTTCCCGTACTTGAAGACGGTATCTTTGTATGTTCCAGACAACACCTTGATATGTGTTATATCTGCTTCATCCTTAGGATAAATGAAACAAAAATCAATGCCTTCTATCATACTTCTTCCACTTGCATAATTGCACCAGTACTGATACTGTATTTGTCTTTTACAAAATCATGGAAAGTGGTGTCATTCAAAATAGATTCCCAAAATTCGGATGAATCAGTTTCTTTGATACGATATTTTTTATCACCAACAACACCATCAGAATCTACCTTTGAATACCAACCATTGCTAGGCTTGATAACGTGTCCAGATTCAATTGCAATATCCAATAGGCCAGACCACTTGCTAATACCGCCATCAAAAGACACAGTAACAGGAATTTTAGATTTCTCTTTAACATAACGACTCTTTTCTACATTGATTATAAAATTGTAACCAATAATTTCTGTTCCTTCTTTTTCTTGTTGACGGCCAAGAATGAAGATGTTATCAGCAGAGTAATACGAACCTGTACCACCACCAACGATATCTTTAGGGAACATTCCGATTTCTTTGTATGTGTGATTCACCACAATCATAGGAATATCTTTCAATGACAGATGTGGTGTCACCATACGAAACAAACTCTTTACCTGTTTAGCACGAGACATATCAGCAACTGATTTCTCCGACAAAGCATCTTCAACTTCTTTCTTTGAGGCCAAATTACCAATTGAATCGATGATGATAATCAAATGTTCACCACGTTCCAGTTCGGTCAACTGCTTCATAATATCAAACTTCAATTGTTCAATGTCAGTAAGAGGAGTATGCAAGACACGATTAGTGTCAATGCCGAAGGAATCGAAATAAGATTGAGGAGTGCCAAACTCAGAATCATAAAAAAGAAGTGCAGCATCATCATATTTGTCCAGATAAGATTTGGCCATCAATAAGGAAAAAGCAGTCTTGAAATGCTTGGATGGGCCAGCCCACATTGTAAGACCTGGTGTTAAACCGCCATTAAGAGAACCTGATAACGCAACATTAATCATAGGGATTGCTGTTGGTATCATATCTTTCTGTGTGAAGAATTTCGATTTGGATAAAATTGCAGAATCTTTGATACTGCTATTCTTTTTGATTTTGTCTAATATACTCATTTCATTCCTTTGTTTAATGTTGTCATGTCTATTATCTATCTATGGTCACGAAAAGAAGTCTTCCAGAGAACTAACCTTTTCAGTTGACCAACCCATACAGTCCAAAATAACCTTGATTGGCTCAAGGAATGTCTTTTCGAATTGTGTATCATAATCGATATACTTTGAAATGTCAAACTCTTTAGGCAATCTTGCCGGATAAGAGATGACCGTATCTTTGAATGGGTTTGGCATCCGTAGATAAGAAAATTTAATCTTCTCGCCTTCCTGAATCAATGGATACTTCTTGGTTAGTCCCATTTGGTTTAGATGATGATTGTATAGTATGGCGCCTTTGACATGAATAGGAGTTCCAAGTTTATA